TTCTCATCAGAGACATCGCTAAACAACCCCATAAGCCTTAAGTCGGGCTCTTTAGACGGCGCTCCAAGTAATTGGCTGACCAACTCTTCTTGTTCTTCTAGCGACAGAGTCACTGGCGCTTGTTTTCTTTGCTTTGGTCGTTCGATAAAGAATCAACCAGTTTTTTTATTTTATCAATCACGGTTATGCTTCCAAAAGTTAAATGCTTCTTCCTTCCTTTCTTCGAGAAAGTTTGATGAAGATTCCCAGTCATCAAACACTATGCTATCTCTGTAAAATTTAGGGTGCATATTAATTAGATAATTTATTGAATTATTCTTTAAAATTGATATTTGCTCGCTAATGTTTTGTTGTATCAGACGACTCTCATCGGAGTCCGCTTCGCTTACAAGCTCCATTGTTGTATCCAAACTCTCCAATGCTTTTTGTACGCAAGATAAATAAATTATTTGCGAATACCTGATCAGGGATAGGCTGATGCGGCTGGCTCTAAAGAAGTAGAATGTCCTACAGGTCATATGCCCAAATACAAAAACCAGCAAGTAAAGCCACCAAGGATCCATTGTTTCTCCAAAAAAAATAACCACGCTGGGTGGTTATTTAATTATAATATAGATTATGTGGTTTGTCAACTACTTGGAGGTGATTCTGTTTAAAATCTTCTCGGCAAGTTCTTCAACCATGTTCTCTTTTTGGTTCTTCTCTTGAAGTCGAGCAGCTACGCGGCGTGCAACCTCGTTGACGATAGCATCTTCATCCAAGGACTCTTCCTCATCATCAGCTTCCATCATTGGCTCCTCGTCATCACCACCCATGTCCATGGCTGCATCACCCATATCATCGGCGGCGTCTTCCATATCGTCGGCAGCGTCTTCGTCGTCCATATCGACCTCGACCTCGTCACCAAGGACATCCTCAAGTGCACGCTCAAGTGCGCCCATGAAGTCCTCAATTGCGACCATCTTGCCGGCGGCGGGGGCATCGCCCATGTCCATAGCATCATCAGCCATGTCATCAGCAGCATCTTCCATATCATCTGCGGCATCGCCCAGATCCATGGCGTCCATCTCGTCGTCTTCTTCTCTCATGTCACGCATTCCGGGAGGATCTTCGTCCTCATCATCACGCATGCCGGGTGGCTCATCACGCATACCGGGGCGCATTCCACCCTCTTCCATTTCTTCTTCATCGCGCTTGGCGTGGTACATTTCTACGACCTTGGCATCACCTACTGGGCCAATGTTTGCAAGTTTAAGAAACTGACGTACTTCAGCTTCAGTAAGTAAAGTTTTACGGGACATTTAAATTTCTCTCCTTAATTAATGAAATTAAATTCTAGTATAAATAGTATTGTTTTTATCATTAGCCCATATCTTTAAAAGAAAAAAGTTCTGAGTTTTTGATTTTCTTGAGCGCGCCGGATTCTATTTGTTTAACGCGGGCAAACGAAATCTTTAGTCTATCGCCTATTTCTCTTAAAGTCATACGACCATTTTTATGAATTGATATTAGACTACAGTTATATTCATCTCTGTAATCAATAAAGTATTTGCAGTCTAGTTTTGCGCACCTCTTCTGAGACCTGAGACACTCGCGACTGCATTGTAGTAAGCCATCACCTCTCATAAGTTTGGGTGTTCCTCCGAAATGAGATCAAAGATATCTTCTACCTGGTCCTCCGACAAGCCTAGATTGTGTACTAAGGCTTTACCGGCAGTTCTAGCTTTGATGTTTCTTTGTTTCTTTTCTTTTGATAAGTCACCGCTCTCAACCACATAGCTTCTGATTCTTTCATCATCAGATAGATACCCAGAGATAAGCGAACGAAAAAACTTAGCTTGTGTCATTCCGTCGTTCTTTAGCTTGAGTGATAGCTGGGCGTGCCTGTGATCTGTATCGGTAAAGATTATTCTTTTGTTATTTTTTCCATAGTTGTTATCTTGGGACATTTTTACCAAGCCCTATTAAGAATATGTGTTCTGCTCTCTCCCAAGCCAGCGCTGGTCTGCATCACGAACTCAGAACTAGCGTGTAGCTCAGGAATACTGCGTGCGCCACTATACGATAAGCCTGACCGAAGACCTCTCTCTAGACTCTTAAGAATCTTGGTGACAGAGCCCCGGTATGGTACACGTGCAGAAACTCCTTCGTGAGAAGAATACTTGCCACGCCAGCTAATTTGTGCTTCCTTACTTGCCATCCCTCGATAAGTCTTCCATCGAGTGCCATCAGCTTCTTCAAAGACATTACCCGGTGTTTCATCTGTGCCGGACAATATTGAACCACACATGATACAATCTGCACCAGCGGCGAGGGCTTTTACCATATCGCCGGAGTTTCTTATACCACCATCAGCGATAATCGTAACATCGCGATCGGTCTCCGCACAATCTAAGACTGTCTGTAGACCAGCAACCCCGTGTCCGGTTTCGATCCTTGTTGAACAGATAGAGCCGCCGCCAATGTTACAGCGCACGGAATCAGCACCCCAATCAGCAAGGTCATTAATACCCTCAAGAGTGGCGATATTGCCAGCCATGATATGTAACTCATTACCAAAAGCACTTCTTAGTCTGTGGAGCGCATCCTTCGTTAGGATATGATGCCCGTGAGCAACATCAACACACAGAAAATCAACACCCAAGGCATTCATGACAGCGGCTCGATTGAGGTAATCGCCGGTAACACCAATGGCAGCCCCCACAATAATGTCAGTGTTGTGATCATCCATGGCAATATTCTTAGCCAAACTAATGATGTCAGCTTGTTCTTGGATAGTATTGTATCTGTGTACAATGGCAGCACCACCGTAGACACCGACCGAGACCGCCATGGCGGCTTCAGAGATAGTGTCCATGGGAGAAGCCAAAATTGGAACCTTTAACAAAAGACCGTTACCTAAATCAACTTCCGTTGATACTTCAGATCGCGATCGAATGTCGGAATATTGTGGTACCAGCAATACGTCGTCGTATGATAATGATTTTTTCATAATGCCACCCTGTTTAAAAAATTGCAAATGTCACTGACCCGATACCAAGTTTTATCATTTGGATCCTCTGGTTCAGGAAGTAAGTGTAGCTTTGGTCGTCTATCTGAGATGTGTGTATTCACAACAAAAATAGTCGGCACACCCTTAAATCTTAGCTTGTCTTCCAACTCAGGATAGTCGTCGATATTGTATGCAAAGAAGTGCATGTCTTTATATTCTTCTTTATTTGAGACATCTACAAAATAGTCCTTTAGATTGTGACAAAGGTGACAATTGTTAGAGTAAAACTTTAACACAAATGTGGAATTTTCTTTAATGTCGCCGCGCAATACATTATCAAGTGCATCACGCGAAATTCTAGTTACTGCCATTTAATACCTCCTTGGCGGTGTCCATACAGTCAGGGCAAAATAGTCTTACTACATCTTGCTTGACTACTACTGACCATGATTCTACCATTTCTTTATTCTTCTTGTCAAACTCTTTTTGACATATTCCGCATAGTTCCGGCATCTTTCCGAATTGTGCTACTTGGCTAGCCATCTTCTCTGAGGCTTCTGCACCAACTTGCTTCTTAACGGCTCTTCGTTGTTTCCGGTTCATCGGTTCATGGCTCCAAAGATTTGTCTTTGGTTTGAGCCATCGAAGACCACCACCGCAGACGGGAATGGTGCAGAGTTAGCGCTGTCGCCGAACTTAAGTCGCCCCTTGACAAAGTGGATCTCGTCAGCCTTCATGACATATTGGTGCCAATACTTTGTGTCAGTTCTCGCCGGGATCAACATCACCACTCGGGTGTTTTCGTTGCGAGATTCCTCGTAAGCCTTCTTAATCCACTTCTCGATGCCACGACCATACGGAGGGTTAATAAAGCTCGTATGCCCTGACCAACTATGTGATAGTCCGTCGTCTGCTTCGGTAAAGAACTTAGTGCACTTTGCGTTATCTGCGTCAGCGCAAGGGTCCAAGTCAAATGGACCGAAGCGCCAATTCAGCTTATTAAAGAAATCTTGCGGTGTTGCCCACTGTCCCGTTTTGGACGAGAACATTACCACTTGTGTTTGCTTGTTCATTTAAAATCTCCTTTTCTTTTTCAATGATACGTTCGTTTGATATTTCACAATATTTTTCATTTTTCTCAATCATGATATAATTTCTGTTCAGATTCATGCAAGCCAGCGCCGTTGACGAGGTACCTGCAAAACAGTCGAGGACAATGTCGCCTTCGTCTGTGGTGTGTTTGATAATATTTTCTAATAGTGCCACTGGCTTCGGTGTCACATGACCACGCTTTTTGGAATCCAGATCGTAGTTCCAGACG